ATTGTCAAGTGAGGAGTAACCATACGGAACAAAGACTTCAACTGTTTTGCCCGTGACATATCAGCCACACTCTTACCGTCTAGTGCATCATCAACTTCTTTTTTACTTGCCAAGTTACCTACTGAGTCAATAACAATAATAACGTGGTCTCCCCGTTCAATGTTATTTAACTGAGACATTGAATCATGTTTCAACTGTTCAACGTCTGTGATAGGAGTATGAATAACTCGATCTTTGTCTATATTGAAAGTATCAAAATATGATTGAGGAGTACCAAACTCTGAATCATAAAATAATAACACAGCATCATCATACTTGTCAAGATATGCTTTTGCTAACAAAAGTGAAAAGGCAGTCTTGAAGTGTTTTGAAGGACCTGCAAATACTGTCAGTCCAGGAGTAAGTCCCCCATCTAGTCTCCCGCTAAGTGCTACGTTAAGAGCAGGAACAGAGGTTTGAATCAAATCTTTTGTACTGAAAAATTTTGATTCTGTTAGAACAGCAGTGTCTTTGATAGTGCTGTTCTTTTTAAGTTTTTCAAGTAAACTCATACGTATCTCCATTTTACATCTTTGAAACTATCTATAATAAATTTTCTTTCTTCTTCCCATATTTTTACGTGAGGTATATCCACACCCTCTGCATACTCTCGATATGCGTGTTTAGTGTCTCCAAACCCTGCAAGGAGTATTTCTTTATACCCTTCTTTCGCAGCTAACCACATGGCAAAACCACCCGAGCTAAATCTTTTAGGTAGTTCACTCATTTTTACGTTCTCTACTTTATCAGTTTCATTCAGATATGTAAAGAACATTGTATTGTTCCAACCGCTGATAACAGCACCGTGACTGTCATAGTCATTATACTTAGTTGTAAAACCTGCAAGCTCTAATAGTTCAGGTGTTGTTCCATCTGATGTTACAGGATTCCAATCTAAAAATATACAACGATTATCATTTGCATAACCAGAACAATATATTTCATGTTGTCTATGTGCATCAGTAGCAACTAGTGTTTTTATGTTTAGGTTTTCTCTAAATGCAAGATTACACGCCCAAATATCAAGCGTATCTCCATAAAACATACCTTCTCTATTAGCACCGTTGCCAAGTATTATAGCCTTATTCACTTTTTCTCCTGTTTGCATTTACAACCAATGCTGTTTTAAAAATATTGTCACTATTATAACACAATGATTTCATATGTGTCAAGTCTTTAGGTAAGCACTTACCACCAAATCCTACTCTACCGTCAGGACCTGGACATTGCCAATGAGTTCCTCCTACAGCAGGATCGTCTTCTAACATATTTTGTATTGCAGTATAGTCAATGTCCAAACGATTACAAATTTCCGCAAACTCATTTGCTACAGCAACTTTCATAGCAAGAGCAGAGTTCCTTGCTAATTTAAACATCATTGTCTCTTCAGCACTCAAACAATAAACTTTCTTTTCAGAAAACATTTGATGTAGCTCTATAGAAAAGTCCTTGTCGCTGACAATCAATGGAAGTTCAGGATCGTCTACATCCTCTTTCCAATGATTTTCTCTCAAAAATTCAGGCATCATAATTGCACCTGGGAACTTTTCTACTTGATTAGGACCAATTGTGCTACGTATGACTATTTGACCTGAATGTTTCCATTCATTAAAAACATCTCTCAATAAATTTATATTTAATTTTTGATTGCAAAGATCTAAATCAGTAGGAACACACAAAAATATGTAATCATAATGACCTCCTACATTAGTATACCCTTTAGCAGGATCATGTATATAAATTGTAGCGTCTGTTCTCTCAAACAAATAATGAGTGGCAGTTCCTACAAATCCATAACCGACAATTAAAATTTTCACGTAAATAAATCCTCAAGTGTATTTTCAGGTTCTGTTTTCCACCCAAGTGTTTTCACAATAGTTTTCAGTGGTTCCAGGAAAGCCTTTTCAAAGATCAATTCTTTATCGACATACTTATGCAGATCAAATTCCTTAGGAAGAGTTCCGATAAATGAAATGCAATTTTCTCTTATGATATTAGGTTCCTTCAGATAAACAAATTTTATTTTATCACCTTCTTGTATCTTTTCATATTTCTTAGCAACACCTTTTTCAACCAAATAATGATTGTACAATAAACCACCTCTAACGTGAATAGGAGTTCCTTTTGCATAAATGTTAGACACATCAGTATATTTTGCAATGTTGTTACAACCTCTAGGAAATGCAATATCCTCAACCGATTTAGACATAAAGTCCTTTTTTGTTTCCTCAATATATTTGTGTAATGTTTTTTCGTCACTAGTCAAACAAAGTCTAACCGCTTCTTTCAAACTGTCTCGAACAACTGATGGAGTAGACGAACGAACAATCTCAAGTCCCATAACTTTAAGATCAGGAGTAGTATATCTAACACCCTCGTTGTCCCACACATTCATTGCATATCTTTTCTTTGCTACCCACAAACAATTGTCTGCAATAGCCTCACGTTTGAAAAATATTTTTTCCTCAAAGGCGTTTGTGTAGTTGGCAAGTTCTGTCATCGCTCTTGCAATACAAGGTTCGATTTGATCTTCACCTATTTTGTCTAATATGTCAATTAACTTGTCTTTAGGTTTATCGGCAAAAAACTTATCTACAATAGCCTTCAAAGTAATATAACAGGAGTCAGTATCAGTATAGAAACTATACACCTCACCCTCTGTTTTTAACGTATCATTCAAAAACTCATCCAGTGCCTGTGCCGTCTTTCTTATGATAAATTGCCCGGATAGTGTTATTCCTTCTGCTATTCGGTCATCATAGTATCTGAAAAATTCATTAGCCATTGCACCATAAAGTGAATTGAGTTGAATCTTACGTGCCATTTGAAAGTTGTTATACTTTGCTATCAAGTTTTTGTACTTAGGATCCTTAGTGTTCTCATAATCCTGCTTAGCCTCGAGCATCAACTTCTTGTAGCGTTGTCTATCATCAAAAAACTTTTGTACAATGTTGGGGAAGTGACCTTGTCTGCTACGTGTAAACGTCTGACCGTTGCCTGCTATAGCATCATCAGTATCAAACTCAACCTTGTTTTCTAACAAAGCATCTACAGTAACAGCATACACCCCACCAGGCACCAGTGTCTCAGGGCTCATGTTGTATTGCATAATGATAGAAGGATACAATGAAGTAGCATCAAACGAAGCGACCCATTCATACTGTCCTGGTTCAGGGTCCTGTACGTATGCTCCTGCAATACCTCTTGCCTGTTTACCCTCAGGCTGTGAAATAATTATATCTTGATCTAGTAGATGATTGTACAGTAAACAGTCCCAAGTTTTTACAGGAGAAAACACATCGTCAAAATTCATCTTAGCATCGTATGTCATTGTGAGACACAACTCAATGAGTTTCATCTTCTCCTCAAGTTCATCCACAAGTTTAGTATCTATGATGTTGTATTCAACAAATAGGTTCCAATCTTTTGTATAGAAGTCTTTGAAAGTATCATGTGGATTTTCTAGTTTCTTATGACCAAGTTCAACTTCTGTGATGTAGTCTAGTTTGTAAGACTCTCTTGTTACATAAGTAAACTTTCTGTATATGTCCAAATAGTCTAACTGTGCCACACCTGTGATATTGTAGGAGAGTTCTGTTCTACCGAGTCTAGTAAACTCCTTTTTGTGTACCAACTTAAAAGGACTAAATGCCTTCTTTAGGATGTCTTCTCCTGTTATACGTACTGATCTTTCTACAAGATAGGGTATGTCAAATAGTTTTGAGTTCCAACCAGTAATAACGTCAGGCGTGTTTACTGTCCACCATTCAAGGAATCTTGCAAACAATTGTTTTTCACTAGAACATTCTCGATAGTCTACGTTTAGATGTGCAGTGTGTTCTGTAGGCGTGTATGGACCGAGACCCCATGTTGTGATCTTTTTAGTAGAGCTTTCCATCATTGTTATCAGTATCACTTCTTCCTGAGGATTGAAAACATCAGGAAAACCATTCTCGGTTGTAGTCTCAATATCTATTGAGTAAATACCAATTTGATTTATATCCCAATCAACCTCACCAGGATACTCTTGAGATAGGTACTGATAACCCCAGTGTGACTGTCCGAATATAGGAAAGTTAGAAACTTCTTTGTATTGTTCTATGAAGTCAGCAGCCTCTTTAGGACCACCGAATGTGATAGGCGAGACTTGCTCGCCATACATAGATTTGTATTTAGATTCTTCTTTTGCCTTTACATAAAGTGTAGGCGAAAAATCAATTCTTCTACTGAACCTTTTACCTTTATCGGATATCCCTCGATAAAGTATTTTGTCGCCATAGTGCCTAGCGTATGTATAAAATTTTGACATCTGATCTCCATTCAAGTAATAACATTATATAATATAAGGAGTTCAGTGTCAAGTAATAAAAGCCCTCAGGTTGTCGGGAACGATAACTTTGCCTGTGTCAATAAGTCGGCGGCGATTAAGTCGGTGTAGTTCAACAAGTTCATCTTTGTTGCCCCCTTCATAGGGAACAGCATGACCTTCCTTGATTAAAATATTTGTAACTGTAGTTCTTCTGTTCTCAGCATGATAATACACATCAAAGTCACCAAGAACTCGACCAAACTTGCCCCTCATATCCTCACCGTCTCTTGCTACTCTTGTTTTAAGAGTGCAATATGGACCGAGAAGTTGTTTCAGTCTTTCTTTTGCTGCCTTGCCAAATATTTTTTCTACTTTATCTCGTGTTCTAGATTCGGGTGTGTCAATACCCATAATTCTAACACGTTCATCATTTAACCAGATACCGAAACCCAAATCTATATCGACATCTACGGTATCTCCATCTACTATTTTTCTTATCCTACATTTATATTCATACATTAGTGTGTCTCTTCCTTTAAAACTTGTTTTACTGTTGGGTCATCTGTTCTTACGACACCTTCATCAAAACGTCTTATAAACTCTTTCAACAAATCATCATTGGGATCACAAATAGAAACAATATGTGCAGGAATAAAAGCTATTGACGCATTTTTAGCATAGGGGGCATAGGGAGTGAGACCCAGTACAAATTCGTTCGCTGTATCTTTTTTAGGCTTCATCATTATATAGTGAGGAGCTTTAAGTTCTATGACCTTATTGCCTTTGCCCTCTGCTAATTCAACTTCATTAATAACACCTATAACGTCATCGCCTGTATCCAACTTCAGAATTCGTACTGAGTTACTCATAATCTACTCCTAATTTATTTCACTTCAATTTGTCTTGGTTTCATTTCTTCTGGTACAACACGCTTGAGTGTTATCTCAAGAATGCCATCGTAGTAGACACTACCTTCAACTTCAACATCATTTGCAAGTGCGAATGAATGTGTAAAGTTACGGGCACCAATACCTTTGTGATAGAATTTTCTATTATCCTCACCTCGGTTTTGCACACCCTGGACAATTAGTTTGTTGCCCTCTGGAAGTAAATGAACATTAAATTCATCTTTAGCAAATCCTGCACAAGCAATTTCAATAATGAAACGCTCATCATCATCCGCAATAATGTTATAGGGGGGATAGTTTGGACTATGAATCTCCGAAACATTATGAAGATTGTCAAACAAACGATCAAAACCTACAGTAAACGGTCTTACATTGTCAAAAATTTCTGCCATATTAGCAGTGGTATAACGCTTATTACTAACCATAATAGTCTCCTTTATTAAGCGAGTTATTGTAATGGACCCTTTCGGCGTCCGTCTTATTTATACAACCCGTATCAAATTTATCACAGGTTTTATAAATTTATCTTTGGAGTAGTCTTTAGGATTATTATGATGATCCTTGTGCCGACCTTCCCCCAATGTAAATAAGTCAATCAAAAATGAGTTTTTAGGTTCTCCATTTTTGTGGTTCATAACAATTACAATTTGTGATAACATTGCATATGATGTTGGAACTAACCAACCATATGTCAATCCCATTATGCCAAACAAATAATAACAAATAAAAGCATAACCAAAAATTATACCATATTTAAAATTCAAAAAGAACTGATGCCAAGGCGACTTTGACATCCTCACAATAGATATATTAGGCTCCATAGTATCTATTTTATGAAAAAAGAAAAACCAGTTTTTCCATCCTAAATATTTAGGACTATGAACATCTTTTTCTGTGTCTGAATGTTTGTGATGATGATTATGACTCCACACCCATTCCATAGGACTTTGCCAAGTTCCCATCACAGCCCAAAACATCAAACATTTTTCCATAAAAGGAGAAACTTTAAATTGTTTATGGGTAAAATATCTATGTTGACCCAACACCCAACCAAACACGCCAAATTTATAAGACAATAACAATGTAAAAAATAACCAAACTGCTGTTGGAGGGTTCGTGTAAACTAAATAAATTGTAGGTATCAACAATAGCTGCCCTAGTGATAGTATAGCAGCTTTAAATTTCATTCTATTAATAGACATGAAACCCGGCTTTCTAAGACTCATGCTCGCCTTTTATTTCCTATGTTGTATTTCGGTACCAAGTTCCAATCATTTTTGTCCCTATAAGAAATTATTTTAATTTGACTCATAGGACAGTAATCCAAATCACCTTCACTAATAATTTTGAGTAGTCCCCATTCCTCTAAAAGTTTTGCGATAGTGTTCCTGCGTTGCAAATCATTTTCCATAAAGTCTGCTTCTTTTCCATCTAATGCAAACAGTTCTTTAAAGTGAGTTATAAAATATCTTCCTTGTTTGTGAAGTATGTGGCAAGATTGGTATAATGTATTGTCCTTTTTAGATGCGACACCTATCCGTGAGAGAGTTTCCTTAATTTTTAGAAAGTTCTCAGGATCTTCTAATAATATTTCTAGCGGTTGGTAGTCGGGATAATCAATACCAAATAAATTATCACGGTCAATCATTTCATTTTCCTTATGAATTATTATACAATTGTAAGAGTATTTATAATGTACCACCTTTTGAGGTAGCAAGGAAAGTTTTGATTTTTGATAGGTCATCATCTGACAGTATTTTCAAAGCATCTTTTGCCTTGTTAAAACTGTAGCCGAAATATTCCTGTACCGCTTCTAAGTCTGACTCTTCTGACTTCAACCACTTGTTATACCTTTTTGCCTTTCTAACTACACCTTTCAAAAAATCAAACTGCATCTTTTTATCCAGGTGTGGGCGAGAGTTCATCTCGTTGCCAGCAATAACAGTATCGGGAGAATAACCCATAGCACGATTAATAATGAAAGCATTATACTCTTTTTCAGTTCGCTCATCTAGTATCATATCCTCTTTTGTATAATTGATTGCCTGAACATAATCAAAAGGACTTATCTTTTTGAGTTTTTCCTCAAAGTCTTTTTCGTTTATCTCCTCAACAGGAGGTCCGAATCCTTCTAATATGCTCATTTGAATTTCATACTCGCCATTATTTCAGTCAAACAAGCAGTCAGATTAATTTCCTGATCTGCAACAAAAGCCGCCTTATACTGATAATCTGCAATAAGTATAACCATCTGAGGCACAGTCTCTACCTCAGGGATCAAACTGTCATAGATGTATCTGAAAATACCTTGAGGGTCTGACTCGACATTGTTGGCGACCCATTGTCGCATCTTCTTCCAGTCCTTTTCCTTCAGGGACTTAATCAGTTCTTTTGTATTTACCTCAGACAAACTACTCAGTATACCTTCATCAATGACACCCGATGCACTGTACTTTTGTAATTCATTTATAACTCTTCTATAGTCAGGAAAGTGTTTCATCAACAGTTCTGCAAGTACCACTGTCTTATATTCAACATCTTCACTATTCAGTATATGTTGCATCCTCTTCAGAAAAGAAGCACAAAGACTTTGTTTGTCCTCTTTACGTGAGGAAAATTCAATCACAGTAGTCCTACTGTGCAGAGGAGCAATGATCTTCTGTTTATAATTACAAGTGAATATGAATCGGCAGTTGTCAGAGAAGGTCTCTATGAAAGCCCTGAGAGCAGGTTGTACTGACTCTTTGTTTAAGTAGTCAGCCTCATCTATGATTACAACCTTAGGCTTGTCCTCAAAACTGAAAGCACTTGCAAAACTTTTGATTTTAGTTCTGAGTGTATCAATTTGTCTACCCTCATCCGAACCATTGATAACAATGTAATCACTGCCTAGTTCTTCACAGAGGGCTCTTGCTACTGTAGTTTTACCTGTGCCTGCTGTACCACACAGAAGCAGGTTAGGAACCTCTCCCTTGAGGAGAAATTCCTTAAATGTTTTCTTAATAGAATCAGGGAGAATACAATCTTCAATTTTTGTCGGACGATATTTTTCTACCCATAAAAAGTGTTCCATCAACATACTCCATAATATAATTTGCTATTTTCCTGTGTCCTTCCTGATTAGGATGCAGACACTTTTCCAATAACTTTTTTGTACAAATATCTTTCAATGTAGGTGTTATCCAATTAGGCCATGTTTCATCTTCTAACCAATCAGGTATCACAAAAGCTGAAGTCATTATATAATTTAAATTGTTTTTAGTCAAGAAGTTTTCAGTTGCTCGTATAGCCATATTAGACATAAAGTAACAATGGTGAGCATTTCGGTGACGCCTGTTATTTGAAAACCGAGGCTTCACAAAACCTAAAGGAGTGGTTGACCATTCAAAATCTCTGGTCAGTCCACTCCAACAAATGAAAATTTTATCATCAGGTTCAAACTTAAATTTAAAACATTGGTGGCTATTACTGGATTGGAATTGCCATCAACTGCTTCGTTTATTAGTTCTAAATCAAAGGCGTCTGCTACAAATTGTATGTAGGGCTTTACATAATATCTTTCGCCCTCAGGTTTATTCAATCCTGTAGTGTAACTATCACCAAATGCAATTAATCTAGCCAAACTTTTCCTTTACTGAAGTTTCATCTTCTATATTGAGTTCAATGTGTTTACCTTCTTCTGTATCTTCTTCCTGTACTTCTTTATCTTCATTCATCGGCTTCTTCCTCAAAAGGGTCTACTTCTTCTTTCAGGACTTTACGGATCATGCCCAATGCAGGACCCGTAGTCTTAAAAATATATTCCGCATAGCCGTCACCATTTATTTCCAACAGCCAGCCGTTTGATACTTCACGCAAATTGAAAGACATTTTATTATCCATTGTTAATCTCCGAGGATTTATCAAGTGCCATCCAATACTTTACACTACCTGTTTCATTTGCAAAGTGAATAAAGTTCTTTTCAGAAATTACCACAGTGTAGGTATTAGGAATGACTTTCAAGTTTTCTATTGCCAAATTT